TTCATTACTCACCTCGCTAACTGCGCCGGGTGCTAATAATGCAACTCGTGCGGGTTCTACATTTACAACAACAGAACGCCGTGCTTTATTTTTAAAGCTGTTTAGTGGAGAGATGTTCAAAGGATTCCAGAGAAATACAATCGCAAGGGATCTAGTCACAAAGAGAACTTTGAAGAACGGTAAGAGTCTTCAGTTCATCTACACAGGTAGGACAAATAGTGAGTTCCATACTCCCGGTCAGTCCATCTTGGGTAACAGTGACAATGCACCTCCAGTAGCAGAAAAGACAATTACATGCGATGACCTATTAATCAGTTCCGCATTTGTCTATGAGTTAGATGAGACACTTTCTCATTATGACTTGAGAGGAGAAATCTCAAACAAAATCGGTTATGCTCTAGCTGAGAACTATGACCGTAGAATCTTCCGTGCAATCACAAAAGCTGCACGTAAAGCTTCTCCAGTAACCAAGACCAACTATGTTGAGCCCGGTGGTACACAGATCCAAGTTGGTTCTGCAACTAACTCTGGTGCTGAAGCCTATGATCCTGACAAGCTAGTTACTGCGTTCTATGATGCAGCAGCTGCCTTAGACGAGAAAGGTGTAAGTACTGAAGGTAGAGTAGCAGTTATCAACCCACGTCAATACTACGCCCTTATCAAGGGATTAGACGGATCTGGAATTGGTGCTTACCTAGTAAATAGAGACTCTCAAGGAGATGCTCTTCAGTCTGGTAAAGGCGTATATGAAATCGCTGGTATCAAGATCTACAAGTCAATGAACATTCCGTTCTTTGGTAAGTTTGGTACTAAGTACGGTTCTGCGTCTGCCACAGCTCCCGGCACAACAGATCCCGGTAACACAGGATCTTTCGTTGGTGAAGCAATGGGCGATCAGCACAACGACACTGTTAACGACTACGGACAGGAAGCTAAGTTCAACAACTCATGTGGACTTATATTCCAGAAAGAAGCCGCCGGTGTTGTAGAAGCTATCGGACCACAGGTTCAGGTAACTTCAGGGGATGTTTCTGTAATCTATCAAGGTGACGTAATTCTTGGTCGTCTTGCAATGGGTGCAGACTACTTAAACCCAGCTGCCGCTGTAGAATTATTCTGCGGTACAGCAACAAAACCAGCAGCGTTTGGTTAATTTATTTTTATACGGGAGCTTCGGCTCCCTTTTTTATTATGGCTTCCACAACTATTGACCTCGATACCGAACTATCCGCAGTAAATTCAATACTGGGAGCTATCGGACAGGCACCAATAACTCAATTAAAAGACCCCACGACTGGGGCTATTACTAATGCTAATCCAGAGATACAGTTTATATATAATTTATTAAAAGATGCTAACGTAGATGTACAGGCAGAAGGCTGGCACTTCAATACAGAGAAGCATGTAAAATATACACCTGATTCTGTAACAGGCAAGATAGCTATAGGATCAGACGTACTACAATTAGATGTAACAGATGGATGGGCAAAAAGAAACTACGATGTCGTTAGAAGGTCTGGTCATCTTTATGATAAGTTTGATCATACTGACGATTTCTCTGACATAACTGAGATATATTTAGACGTTGTAAAACTATATAACTTTGAAGACGTGCCACCAGTATTCAGAAGATTTATTACCTACAGAGCATCAAGACAAGCTGCTGTTCAATTAGTTGCTAACCCACAATTAGTAAACTTACTAGGTACACAAGAAGGACAAGCTCGTGCTGCACTTATGGAGTACGAATGTAACCAAGGTAATCATACTATGTTTGGTTTACCAGAAGATAGCACATATAACGCATACACACCTTGGAGGGCTTTAGGTAGATAATGGCTAACATTAGACAAAACATCCCATCTCTTTCAGCTGGTATGTCTGAGCAGCCAGATCATTTAAAATTTCCCGGACAAGTTAAAAGCTCTGTAAATGCAGTACCAGACATTACAGATGGTTTATACAAAAGACCGGGTTCTAAAAGAATAGGATCTGGTAAATTAGCTAATGTACAGAGTGGTGGTTCATGGTTTCATTACTATCGTGATGAAGAGGAAGGATCATACGTAGGACAAGTTGCAGCTGATGGACAAGTTAGAGTCTGGAGATGTACTGATGGTCAACAAATGACTACTGCTTATGGTACAGGTGGACAAACAGCAATACAAAATTATTTAGCGACAAGTGACCCAGAAAACATACAGTTCCTTACTATCAATGACACTACATTTATTAACAGTAGGGACTCTACTAATTCTAATACTCTAATAGGTACTACAGGTACTACAGATGATAGACCAGAAGCTCATTGTGCATACGTTGAGTTAGTACGGACAGAAAACGGCAGACAATATGCTGTAAATATTTATGACTCTAGTTCTACAGGTAATTTAACCACAGTTAACAGAGCTACGAAAGTAAAAATTACTGGGCACAACTTTGATGAGTCTGATGGTACTGGATACTGTCCCGGTATAGGTACTGAAGTTTTTAGTATTACAGCTGCTGGTAGTTATACTGCATCAAGCGGTGTAGTACATGTTAAAAACAGTAGTGGTACAACTCTAACAAGTGGTAAAGATAACTTAACTTTACGGCTTACAGCTTTAGGTCAGCAAGGTATTAGTCCTAACTATAGTGCTACCACTTCTGGAGCTGGTGGGGAAGACTATAGATGTAGTTACAGTCATGAAGTTGTCTTATTACATGGTGGAGAAGGTTGGGTTACAGGTGATGTAGTTAGAGTTAACCCTTCGTATGCTGACGAAGCTCATAACGTAACTACCAACAATAACCAGACTACAGGTAGTCAAGCTTACATAGAAGTAACTGTTATGGAGCATGAGACTACACAAGTAAAAGCTACTGTATCCTCGGCTGGAGATGGTTTACTACGTCCAGCACCTACCCCATTCGATGCTCAAACCGCTGTTACAGCAGAAGCTATATTAGGTAGTATATCTACAGGTTTACCGTCAGGTATAAGTGCTAAAGTTATAGGTACTGGTGTCTATTATTCCAGTGCTAATCCCTTTACTGTAGAGGTTATGGAAGATGATATCATGAGAGTCTTTCAAAAGTCTGTTAATGATGTATCTCGATTACCCGCTCAATGTAGGCATGGTTATATATGTAAAGTAACTAACTCTAGAATATCAGATGAAGATGACTACTATCTTAGATTTGAAGGTACTAATGATCTTGACGGTCCCGGCTCATGGGTAGAATGTGCTAAACCGGGTATAGCTAAATCGCTAACAAATATGCCTTTGGTTATACAACGTACAGCTGCTACTACATTTACTGTAAAACAATTTACATATGCTGATAGAGGTGTAGGTGATGACTTTACTAACCCTATGCCATCATTTGTAGGTAAACGTATTAATAAAATAGTTTTCTTTAGAAATAGAATAGGCTTCTTAGCTGGAGAGAATGTAATCTTATGTAGACCGGGTACTTTAGGAGAACCAGATTTCTTTGTTGAATCTGCACTAGCAACTGGTGCAGCTGACGCTATAGATATAGCTTGTGCTTCTACATTTCCGTCTGCTATATTTGATGGGATAGAAGTAAACAGTGGACTGTTAGTATTTAGTACTAATCAACAATTCTTATTAAGTTCAGATGCTGAAATACTAAACCCAGAAACTGCAAAGTTACGTAGTGTAGCTACATATAATTATAATAAAGATATATCACCTATATCATTAGGTGTTACTATAGCATATGTAGATAACTC